AATACTCCACCAGTCAGTCCACCACAAGGTAATCCAGGTGGTGTAGGTGCACCTGGAAATAATAATTCTGGTGCAGGAGGTGGAGGCGCAGGAGCAGTAGGTTGTGGATCTGCAAATCCAAATAGAGGTGGCGATGGTGGTATAGGTTCTTTTATTTCAGATAATTTTTTTGGTTCTCCTAATGCACCAACTTATGGTCAAGCAGGTCCAGTATCAAATGTAAGATATTTTGCTGGAGGTGGTGCTGGTTCTTCAGATGGTCCATCATCTGGTGCAACACCAACAGCTGGCGGAAGACCTGGAGGTGCAGGTGGTGGAGGTAATGGTGGAACTGGAGGAAATCCTGGAGGAAGTAATGGAGGAAGTGGAACTGCGAACACTGGAGGTGGTGGTGGTGGAGGCTCTGGTTGTTGCTCACCAGGAAGTGGTAATGCAGGAGCAGGTGGTTCAGGAATAGTAATGATAAGGTATAAATTTCAATAGGTAAATTATGACAAGTTTAATAAAAGTAGATAATATTCAAAAAGTTTCAGATGGTTCAAACATTATAAAAAAATGTGGATCAACGATTACAATAGGTTCGTCAGGACAAACTGTTGCTGTTGCAAGTGGAGCAACAACATCAGGAATGGGAAGAACTGGAACTGTTGATTGGCAAACTGGTTCAATAAAAACTGCAAACTTTACTGCTGTAAGTGGAGAGGGTTATTTTTGTAATACTACTGGAGGTGCATTTGAAGTTGATTTACCAGCAGGAAGTGCAGGTGCAATCGTAGCTTTCAAAGATTATGGTCAAACTTTTAGTTCAAATGCTTTAACTGTTGACCCAAATGGTTCAGAAAAAATAGGTGGTGGTGTTGCTGGACAATCAATAGGTTTAGCAACAAATGGAGGATCAACAACTCTTGTATATGTTGATAGTACACAAGGTTGGGTAGTAGTAAATGATGCCACAGATAATATAACTGGTCAAGTTTTTATTGAAGCAACTGGTGGTAATTCAATAATCACTTGTGGTAATTTTAAAATCCATGTTTTTACAGCACCTGGAAATTTTGTAGTTAGTCAAGTTTCTCCAAGTGCACCAAATAATTCTGCAGATTATATGATCGTAGCTGGAGGTGGAGCAGGTGGATCAAATCATGGAGGAGCAGGTGGTGCTGGAGGTTATAGAGAATCACCTGGAAGTTCAACATGTTATACAGCAAGTCCTTTAGGAGCAAATCCTGCAAGTGCTATAACTTTGTCAGCACAGACATATCCAATAGTCGTTGGTGCTGGAGGTTCAACTTCTTGTACTGGATCTACACCTGATCCAACTAATAGAAAAGGTTCAGATGCATCAGGATTAGGAATTACTTCAACTGGTGGAGGTGGAGGTGGATCAGTAAATCCATCGCCTCATAGAGTTGGAGGTACTGGTGGTTCAGGTGCTTCAGGAGGATCAAATGGTTGTAATTCTGGAGGTGCAGGAAATACACCACCAGTCACACCAGCACAAGGTTTAGGTGGAGGAAACTCAGTCAACAATCCATTTAACCACTCTGGTGGTGGAGGTGGAGCAACAAATGCAGGAGATAATGCAACAACAGTCCCTGGAGGAGATGCAGGAGATGGAGGTGCAGGAGCAAGTACACAAATTATAAATCCCTCTAATCCAGATGCAGGTAGTTTTGGTTCACCAGCTATGACTTTTGCTGGAGGAGGTGGAGGTGGTTCAAATAATAGTGGTCCAAGAGGAACTGGAGGAGCAGGTGGAGGTGGTCAAGGATCACTCGGTAGTAGTTCACCCCCAGCACCCCCTGGAGAAAGAGCATCTGCAGGAACAACTAATACTGGTGGAGGTGGTGGAGGAACTGGTAGAAATGCACCAAATGGTGGACCAGCAGGAAATGGTGGAAGTGGTATAGTAATGATAAGATACAGATTTCAATAGTTGAAAAAAAATTAAAAATATGATAAGGAGAAAATAATTATGGCACATTTTGCAAAAATAGGTATGAATGGTAAAGTTATCCAAGTGACAACTATGGACGACGAAGTAATGAAAGATTCAGATGGTAATGAAGTTGAAGCTAATGGACAACAATGGTTAGAAAGACATAATAATTGGCCAGCACAAATGTGGATTCAAACTTCTTATAACACAATAAATAATACACATAACTCTGGCGATAACTCAAAAGCATTTAGAGGAAACTATGCAGGTATAGGTTATACTTGGGACGAAGATGATCAAATCTTCTGGCCAAAAAAACCATACGCATCGTGGGTTAAAAATACTTCAACTGCAAGTTGGCAATCACCAATAGGAGATGCACCTGATTTAACAGAAGAACAAGAAAATCAAAATAATGCTGGTACACATTCTTGGGAACAAGTATGGAACGAAACTGATCAACAATGGGATTTGACAGATCATAAAGTATAAGATATAAATATTAATGTATGGTGGACATTAACAAAAAAATATTATCACAAATAGATTTATATTATGGAACAATTCAAATGCCGAAAGGGTTTGAAATTGATCGAGATATATTACAAAAAGATATTTTAATTCACAAAATACAAGATTGTCCTTTTCCTTTTTCAAGAGATTGGGATAAATTAAATACTTTTTTAAGAGAACATATTTTTGTTGAATATGGGTTTAGTTTGATTAATCAACTTACAGTTGGTTATAATTTTAAACCACAAGAAAGTTCGTTTCCAGAAAAAGATGTTAATGAAGTTGATTTAAAAAACTCTCCTGATTACACTATGTTATATGGAGTAAATGTAGAAAATTGTTCAGTTAGAATTTATTATAATGATAACAGAAGAGCAGGAAGAAGCTGGGATATTTCTTTAACAAATAATAAATTTATTATTTTTCCTAGCAATCTTTATTATTTTATAACTAATAATCAAAAAGATAAATTAAATAGTGTAATGAAAATAACTTATGAATATTGCTAATCATTATTATTATTTTAAATCTGCATTATCTCATAGGTTTTGTGATCATATTATTCATTATGCCAATAGTCAAAAAGAAAGTATGGCTCTTACTGGTGGTTTTAGTGAACAAAAAAAATTAAGTAAAGAAGATATTAAAAATTTACAAAGAAAAAGAAAATCTGATTTAGTATGGTTAAGTGAAAATTGGATTTATAGAGAAATACAAAATTATGTAAAAGAAGCAAATGAAAAAGCTGGTTGGAATTTTCAATGGGACAGAACAGAATCATGCCAATTTACAAAATATAAATTAGGTCAATATTATGATTGGCATTGTGATAGCTGGGATAAACCTTATGATAAACCTGGAACACCTGATCATGGTAAGATAAGAAAATTATCAATGACTTGTCAACTAACAGATAGTTCAGAATATACTGGTGGAGAACTTGAATTTGATTTTAGAAATTACTCTCCTAATATGAGAGATGAATCTATACACAGAATACAATGTAAAGAGATATTAACAAAAGGTTCAATTATTGTATTTCCTAGTTTTATATGGCACAGAGTAAAACCAGTGACTTCAGGAACTAGATACAGTCTTGTAGCTTGGAATATAGGAAACCCATTTATATAAAATGTATATTAATAATTATTTTTGGACAACTATTTGGTCAGAAGATAAACCTGAATATGTAAAGTCATTAAATAAAGCAAGTAATAAATATATTAAAGAAGCTAAAAAAAGAGAAAAAGATTATATAAAAAAAAATGGTGACTTCGGTACAAGTTATCATTCAACACCACTTACAAATGATAATGATTTTTTAGATTTTAGAAATTATATTGGTCAAAAATCTTGGGAATATTTAGATCATCAAGGTTATGATATGAATTTATATTCAACTTTGTTTAGTGAAATGTGGGTACAAGAGTTTGCTAAAAATGGTGGTGGTCATCATAATGCACATATTCATTGGAACCAACATGTATCAGGTTTTTATTTTTTAAAAGCAAGTGAAAAAACATCTTTTCCATTATTTCACGAGCCAAGAACTGGAGCAAGAACAACTAAATTAAAATTAAAAAATGGTAAAGGAATATATGGTGGTACAGAATTAGTAAATTTTAAAGTAAAACCTGGGAGCCTAATTATATTTCCTGGTTTTCTAGAACACGAATTTACAGTTGATCATGGTAAAGAACCATTTAGATTTATACATTGGAATATTCAAGCAATACCAAAAGAAATGGCTAAAGATGGTTAAAGTAATTGATAATTTTTTACCATTAGAAAGTTTTCAAAAATTAAAATGGAATCTAACAGCTAATACAATGTTTCCATATTATTTCCAAAATGGAAAAGATTATCCCATAGGTGATAAAAAAAGTGAAAAAATGTTAGATCAGTTTCAATTCGTACATTTATTTTATGAAGATTTAAAAGAAAACTCAGATTGGTACTGGTTATTAAAAGATATATTTAGAAAATTAAAAGTTGGTTCTTTAACAAGAGCAAAAGCTAATTGTAATCCATATAATGCAAAATTAATACAAGGTGGATATCACTTTGATTCTACTTTTAAAAATAATAAGACTGCTGTTTTTTATTTAAACACTTGTGATGGTTATACAATTTTTAAAAAAGATAAAAAAAAAATTAATTCTAAAGAAAATAGGGTTGTCATATTTAATTCCAGTGAATTACATGCTGGAACAAACACTACAAACCAAAAAGCAAGATTTGTTTTAAATATTAATTATTTTCCAGAATGAGTTTTAAAAAAAATAAATATATAATTATTAAAAAAGCTATATCAAAAGATTTAGCAACTTTTATTTATAATTATTTTAGAATGAGAAAACAAGTGTATGACACTTTTATAGAAACAAGATATATTTCTCCATACGAAAATGCTTTTGGTTTTTATGAAAATCAAAATGAACAAATACCAAATACTTTTTGTTGTTATGGAGATAATGTTATGGACACATTATTACTAAAATGTCAGTCTATAATGGAAAAATCTACAGCTTTAAAATTATATCCAGCTTATACTTATGCACGACTTTATAAAAAAGGTGATGAATTAAAAAGGCATAAAGATAGGTTTAGTTGTGAAATATCAACTACTATGAATCTTGGTGGAGATAAATGGGCAATTTATTTAAGTCCTTACGAAAATGTAGGACTTCAAGAAGCATGGGGTGGTAAAAAGGGTATTACAGCTTCAAGTAATGCTAAAGGTATTAAAGTTGATTTAGAACCTGGAGATATGTTGGTTTATAGAGGTATAGAATTAGAACACTGGAGAAAACCATTCAAAGGTGATCAATGTTGTCAAGTTTTTTTACATTATAATAATGTCAAAACAAAAAATGCAAAAAATAATATGTTTGACAAAAGAAAACATTTAGGACTTCCAAACTGGTTTAAAGGTTAATCAGTTTTGAAAGAGGAGGGTCAGATACTCCACCACACCATCTGGCTCTCCTTTAAAAATATGGAAAAAGAAAAATTAAAAATTTTAATTTGTATTCCTAGTTTTGATACTAAAATACATTTAGAAACAATATCATCTATAATTTCAGTTAGAGATATTTTATTAAGTAATAATATTCAAATAAATATGATGTGGGTAAGAGATAGCTTAATAACAAGAGGTAGAAATAAATTAGTATCTCATTTTTTAAAAACAGATTGTACACATTTATTTTTTATAGATGCTGATATAAGTTTTAAACCTGATGATTTTATAAGAGTATTATTGTTTAATAAACCTATAACTTGCTCTCCTTATCCTATTAAAAGAGATACACCTATTGAAGATGGAGATGCTAGTATGGGTTGGTGTTTAAATTTTCCTTTGGGTAAATATGATCATAGTAAAAATGATGATGGTTTTAAAAAATGTGATTATGCTGGTACAGGTTTTATGTGTATCAAAAAAGAAGTATTTAAAACTATATTAAAAAAATATCCAAGCATAGAATATAAATCAGATGTAGTTGCACATATAAATAATAAAACTAAAAGTCATAAGGGTAATACTGAATATGCTTTTTTTGATTGTGGAATACAAGGTCAAGGTGTTTTAGAAGATAAAGATAACACTAAAAGATATTTAAGTGAAGATTATTATTTTTGCCAATTATGGAAACAATGTGGTGGAGAAATATGGGCAGATTTAACTAGCGAGTTAAGGCATGTAGGAATTAAAAGTTATACTAGACCACCGATAGTAGAAAGAAAAAAGAAAGATGCTTGATAAAGATAGTGAGATTGAAAGACTAACTAATCAAAATGGGTTTTTAAAAACAAAATTAAAACAAGCTGTTGAGGGAAATATTACAAATGACCCAATAGTAAATAGAATTATAAGAAAACATATTAAACGACATAAAGAGGGTATGGCAAGGTTTGGTAAAACAATGTCAGATAATGATAAACCTTATAAAGATTGGGTAAAAGACGCACAAGAAGAATCAATGGATTTTATCCTTTATTTAGAAAAAACACTTAAATAGTCCATTTTATTGCCAATTAAAGCTCCATAGAAGCTCGTACAGAGCGATCTGTGAGTAAATAGGTATATTGGGCTAAAGGAAAATAACTATGGCAAAAAAACCACTATTTGGTGTAAATACTTATGTAGAAACTACTAAAAAAAAGATAGGAAGACATAAGAAAAATATGAACAAAAGTGAAAAGAAAAATTTTAAAAAATATCGTGGACAAGGGAGATAGGTATGCCTAGAAAAAGTAAAAAAAAAGTGATAAGAAACTATTCAAGCAGTACTGCTCATCAGAGGATAGATGACCACGAAAAACTATGTAGAATAATGCAAGAAGAAACTAATAAAAAAATTGCAAGATTAGAAAAAATTGTAATGTCATCAACAGCTATGTTAATAGTTGGTATGGCAACAATCATATACAATCTAATAATCAAAATTTAGGGGGAAAATATATGCAGTTAAGTAAGCACTTTAAATTAGAAGAATTTACCAAGAGCATGACAGCAACTCGTAAAGGGATAGATAATACTCCAGGTGCTGGGGATATTAAAAATCTTGAAAATGTATGTTATGAAATACTGGAGCCTGTAAGGGCAAAATTTGATAAACCAATAACTGTCACATCTGGCTATCGTTCAGAAGAATTATGTGAAGCTATCGGATCAAAAAAAACATCTCAACATGCTAAAGGACAAGCAGTGGATTTTGAGATAGCTGGTGTACCAAATATTAAGGTAGCATACTGGCTAGTTAATAATGTTGATTTTGATCAATGTATCCTCGAGTTTTATAATCCTAATGATCCAGCAGGTGGTTGGATACATGTAAGTTATAATGAAAAAGGATCAAACAGAAAACAAGTCTTAACTTATGATGGTAAAAAATTTGAAAATGGATTACCTGATATGGAGTGGAAAGACGGAAAGGTAGTAGGATAATGTGGTTATCAGCAATTAAATTAGCACTTTCAACTGGCAGTAAAATATATGCAAATAAACAAAGACAAAAAGAAGCTATGTCACAAGCCGCATTATTAACTGCGGAAAAAATGGCTCGTGGGGAAACAGAGTATCAAGGTAAATTATTAGAAGCTAGACAAAATGATTACAAAGATGAGTTTGTTCTTATTATACTTTCGGCTCCGATAGTTGTACTCGCATGGGCAGTTTTTAGTGATGATCCAGCTATGATGGAAAAGATTGAATTATTTTTTCATCACTTTGGTAATTTGCCAGTATGGTTCCAAACTTTATGGATTACAGTAGTGGCAAGTATTTTTGGTATTAAGGGAACTCAAATATTTAAGAATGGTGGTCCATCATCTAAAGGTAAATAAAGATGAGCAAGTGGGCGATCATACTATTGGTGTGTTCGCTTGAAGCTAAAACTTGTATGCCACCTATACAACTGCCTACACAATTTAATGATAGCTATGATTGTATGGTTCGTGGCTACAATGAATCATTAAGAACTATTAAAGAAATCGGTAGAGAAAATGTAAATCGTGATGGCATTTACATTAAATTTGTATGTGAAAAAATAGAAGTTATCTAGTAATTTGCAACCCATAGTTAATTATGCTACTAATAATTGTATATGGCAAATAAAATTTTAAAAGTTTTAGTTATCGGCGATACACACGATAGTCCACATATACCAGATAAAAGTAGATTTGGTTGGTTTGCTAAACATATTAAAAAAACTAAACCTGATTATGTTGTTCAGATAGGCGACTTTGCAACTTTTGATAGTTGTACCCATTATATTCGTGATGATAGTTATACAGCTAAAATAGATAAACCTATTTTTATGAAAGATATAGAATCTCTTGATGAAGCTATGGAAGAGTTTCAATATCACTTAAAAGATTTTAAAGTTAAAAAATATTTAACATTAGGAAACCACGAAAGAAGAATGTGGAGAAAAGAAGATTCTAATCCTAGTTTTTATGGTATGTGTCAAAAAGAATTTTTTGGTACTTGTAAAAAGTATGATTGGGAAGTTATTCCTTATGGAAAATAT